CCCTGATACGCCTTTCCATAATGAATTGTTCTTAGCATGATATTATGGCAAGACGACTTACTTGTCAACTAAAAAATTTATTTTTTTTTAGTCTACAATAATATTTACGTCAGTAGGGGTATGAGCCGATTAATTCACCTAACCATATACTTCCATTTTTATATGTGGTAAATTTTACTAGATGATATGCGCCAGCTAAAAATGCAGGAGTGATGCCAGCTGGCCACTTGACAGTAGCAGGCCAAAATATGCTGCCAAGATTGTGTTCAAGGTGAATTGTAAAACTAAAACTTTTATCTTTATCTGTAGGAACATTAGCGAACAAAAATGTTGTGTTACTGTCTACTACTTTGTTGAAATTATCTGATACATTCAAATCGAGTATAGAACTATCATCTAAAAATTCAATTGTTCTTGTACCAGATACATTATTTGAAATGTCACCTTGGGTTGTTTGCGAAGCAATAACTCCATCTTCGGGTATGTCATTGAATGCAGTTTCAAATCCCCCGGCAAGATACCCAGGGCTACTAGGTTCTGTTGGAGGCAACCCTGTGCTTTTTTGGTTATCGCGTTGAACAAAGTTAGTAGTATACCCTATGATATTTCCGCAATAATCATACACCGGAGTTTGGGTGCTAACATCACTTCTAGGTAAGTCGTCTTCTTGTAGTTTTGCTAAAAATTCAGGCTCTAATAACAAATGAAAAATATTAGGATATTCTACCACTTCACCTTGTGTGCCTGCGACTCCCGATCCGGACAAAGATCCTGTGCCAAATAGTGGCTGACCTGTAAACTTGTTTGTATTGTATTGATATTGAACTGGATATCCAGCTAAACTATCATACAACGATTTAAGTTGACTGGTAATTCTAGCATTTGCTGCAACAGTATTAGCGCCTGGGTTATGCATTACTCCGACTTCACTATTACATGCACCGTCCGGAGTACCAAATCTGCTTCCGCCGTTAGAATAACTACCTGAAATATTGTTTTCTAAGTTAATGATATTTGTAATAGCACCTACTGCTGAGTTTATGTCATTTTTAATACTGTCGATGATGTTTCTAGGAGCAGCACCTGCCGCAATTGCGCTGAAATTGCTGCTGATTTGACCAAGTATGCCTCCGTTAAACACATTTGTATTAAACCCTCCTGTACCAATGCAAGCACAAACATCACCCGGCGCCATACTTCCAATGCTGTCAATAATTGCTTTTCCTGCTCCTAAAAAGCTACCGAACGCTCTCTCTAATAGGTTCGGGATAGCAATCGGATCAATTGATACACTACAAAAATTAATTAGATTTGCTAACTGTTGTGCTTCTGCCAGTACAGAATTTAATCTTCCTAAAATATTATCTATTTTAGTATGATCCATAAACCGTTCAACTGCGTTTTGTAATTTGTTGAGCGCACTGTACAATTCTGCTTGTAGATTAGGAAGCCCAAGCAATGCCGAAATATTAGCGTGTAAGCATATTTGTAGATTAGGAAGTTTAAGACCGTTACCACTCAGTACACCGCATAGAAGTTCTCTTAATGTAAAACTATATTCTGCTTTAGCAACAATACGTAACGCATCGCTTCCGAGTGCAGTGGTACCGCTTAAATGATGCCTTGCATCCAAATAATCGTTTGCATTTTGCAATCCTGCTTTAAAATCGGTAAAAGTTGTCATTATCCGCCGCCTGCTCCTGCTCTAACATTAGGACTATGTCCTGTTGCAGACGGATTACAATGTGGAGGCCCTACTACAGGACATAACCCGTCGGGTGCAGCAGGATCGTTGAGTAGTATAATAGGTTTACTGTTCGCTCTAACTTTCCCTACGGTTAATGTAGCACGTAAAGAGCCGCCGCCGTGACTATTGGTGTCGCCGTTCAAAGCAACGAATTTTCCATTAACCCTTACGTTTGAGCTAGTGGATCGAGTAGTGGCTCCGCATATGCGACTATCTCCGTCTCTGTGCACAAATCTTGTCATACTAATATTTATAAGCTAAAAGTAGCAGGTGTGATACCTGTTGTACTTTTCATATAGCTGTCCGATAAGCTTTTAATTGTTTTTGCTGTGGCAACTATTTGGGTTCCCTTAACACTAACAGGATCGGTTGTATGAACGTCTACACTCATTAGCCACGGAATAAGCATGACTCCGCCGGTTTGAGGATTTAGTGTAATCACTGTGGGTTTCACAATCTTCAATTCATCTGCACTACTTTGTTCGAACCGCGCAACAAGTTCTTCACCTGTGCTAAGTTTAACTGTAATTACATCGCCTTTTTTAAAGCTTGAAATCACTAACATCTAATTTAATATCTCCAATAAGTTCACGAACTGTGTTCGGGTGTAATCTCGAAAGTGCCGTTCCGCCACCTTCTACTAACAATTTTCCGTTATGATAAATTTGGGGCATGGTACGGTGACCTTCTTCTAGTAGAAATTTTCGTGCTTCTGCATTTTCTGTAATATCAACTACTTCGTACTCGAACTTGTGTGTATCGAGGTAATTTTTAGCTAATGTACAATAAGGACAGTTTGGTTTGCTGTATAGTGTAATCATAGACTAAATCCCTTAAATGTGTCATCGGTCACGTCTTGTTTGATTGCACCAATGGTATACGAACTTAGTTCTACTTCTTGCGGAGCAACCTGTACTTCTGACCCAGCAATCCACTTTTGTGTCCAAGGCAACGGATTGGTCGGGCGATTATAAATCTTTGGAAGTCCCACATGTTGCATTCTTTTCATTGCAATATGTTCAATATACTCGATTAGCAATTGCTTGTTTAGTCCGAGCATACTGCCGTCTTTAAACAAATAATCTGCCCAAGCTTTTTCTTGATCTACTGCATCAACAAACATTTGAATACATTCTTCTTCTGTTTCTGCAGCAATTTTTTCAAATACCGGATCATCTTTTTTAAGTGTTTTGAGTAACAGTTGAGTACTACCTAAATGCAAATTTTCATCGCGAGCAATAAACTTAATAATTTTTGCATTGCCTTCCATCTTTTTAAGTTCAGCAAACGCCCAACTACACGCAAAACTTACATAAAAGCGAACGCCTTCTAGAATATTAACACTCATTAGTGTAAGCCAAATTTTCTTTTTAAGATCGTACAAATCTACAACGACTTTTTTTCCGTTAACTGTATGTGTACCTTCGCCTAGCAAATTGTAGTACATCGCACCTTCGATAAGCTCATCATAGTATTTGCTGATATCTTTTGCACATTCAACAATTTCTTTAATTTCCATTAATTCATCAAAAATTATACTAGGATTATTATACACATTTCGAATGATGTGTGTATAACTACGGCTATGAATAGTTTCACTAAACGTCCAAGTAATGATCCAATTCTCTAGTTCCGGTAGACTTACAATGCTACCAAAGGCTTCAGCTGGTGCTCGACCTTGCACACTATCTAGTAGAATTTGGCGTTTTAGGTTACTAGTAAAAATATGCTGTTCGTTTTCCGTCAAGTTTTTAAAATCCTTGCCGTCGCGGTATGTATCGACTTCCTCAGGACGCCAAAAGAAACCCAACTGTTTATCAGTAAATTTATCAAAGCTAGGATACTTCATAGTATCATAACGCTGAATAGTCACCCCGCCCGACGGATCTAAAAAGGCTAAATTTTCTACGTGATTACTTTTATTTTTAATATCGAACACTGAACTCATTTTTTTTCCTTTAAATAACACAACTTTCGCAATTATTGTCGTCAATGATTGATTCTTCTGACACTGTAACAGATTTCATTAAACTGTCAACATCAACTTCTCCTGCACCGTCGTTGGTATTAAAGTAATAAAGTTGTTTGCCGCCATATTTGTAAAATAACATTAAGTGCTGCAACATTGTGCTCATTGGAATTTTCTCGTCTTCGTAGAAAATCGGATTATAACTAGTATTAACACTGATCCCTTGATCTATGTATTTTTGTAAAACTGCCATAATTTTCAAATAGCCTTCTGGGCTACGTTGATCCCAAAGTAGTTCGTAACGATTTTTTAGTTTATGAATACCAGGAACCACCTGCTTTAGTACACCGTGTTTGCTTTGCTTTATACTAACCAAGCTGCGTGGAGGTTCGATTCCATTGGTAGCATTTGATATTTGTGCACTAGTTTCGGCCGGCATGATTGCCATAAGTGTGCTGTTACGGATGCCGCTGTTTTGTAATTGAGTGCGCAAATCATCCCATGGCATTCTTTCTGTGTGAGGCACGAGTTCATCTACATCTTTCTTATAAGTGTCAATCGGTAATATTCCGTCACTATATTTTGTTTGATCGCTCCACAAGCAAGCACCTTGTTCTGCTGCAAGATCTGCACTAGCCTTAATAAGATAATAACTCCATGCTTCTGCATATTCGTCGATTAAAGCCAGATTTGGATCGGTGTAAGTCATGTTGTTTTTAGCCATCCAATATGCAAGGTTGATAATGCCAATACCCAATGGTCTTCTACCCATTGTTGCATTCTTTGCAGCTATGACTGGGTAATCTTGATAAGTTAATAAAGCATCAAGTCCACGCACTGCTAATTTACAAATGCGTTCAAAGTCGGAAGGTTTTTTAATATTCCCCCAATTAACAGCGCTCAGCGTACAAAGTGCAATTTCTCCATCGGGATCATTAAAGTCATTTAATGGTTTGGTTGGTAAGTCGATTTCGCAACATAGATTACTTTGACGAATGGGAGCGACATCGGATTTAAAAGAACCGTGTGAATTTGCGTTGTCAACGTTCATCAAATAGATACGCCCAGTGTCTTTTCTTTCGTTCATAAATGCACTGAACAGGTCAAGTGCTCTAACTGTTTTTTTGCGTAGTCGGGTGTTTCTTTCTGCTCGCTCATAAATTTCACGAAATTTATCTTGATCTGCAAAGAATGCTTCATAAAGACCCGGTACATCGCTGGGTGAAAAAAGGGTTATATCTCCTCCCTGAATCAGCCTCTCGTAAAATAATTTATTGAACTGAACGCCATAGTCCATGTGACGCACTCTATTATCTTCGACACCTTTGTTGTTTTTTAAAACTAACAAGTCTTCTACTTCTAAATGCCAAATTGGATAATAAAGAGTGGCGGCACCGTTACGGACACCGCCCTGTGAACAGCTTCGTGTTGCTGCTTGAAACATTTTATAAAAAGGAATAACACCTGTATGATAAGCATCGCCTTTTCGAATAGGGGATCCTATTGCCCTGATGCTGCCAGCACCAATACCAATACCTGCTTTCTGACTAACATATTTTACTATACTGCTAGTGGTAGCATTAATACTATCTAAACTATCACCGGTTTCGATTAACACACACGAACTAAACTGACGTTGCGGGGTTCGAACACCTGCCATAACCGGTGTAGGTAAACTAATATCAAAATTACTTACTGCATCATAGTATTCTTTGACCCAACGCAAACGATCAGATTTTGGATACTCCGCAAATAATGTAGCGGCAATTAGCATATATGCAACTTGTGGTGTTTCTTTAATTTCACCCGTGACACGATTTTGTACCAGATATTTCCCTCTCCACTGCTCCATCGCAGCGTAAGTGAAATTTTCATCTCTTTCGTGTTTAATGTATGAATTTAACTCGTTCCAATCTTGTTCATCATATGCTTCAAGTAAATTTTTATCGTACCAACCGTCCTCGACATTTTTTTTAACAATTTCAAACAGTGACCATGGTTCATATGAATTGTATACTTGCTTACGTAGGTGGTACACAATTAGTCGACCAGCCACCCATTGATAATTTGGATTTTCTTCTGTAATTAAATCTGCTGCACTTTTGATCAATGTTTCTTGAATAGTATCAGTTGTAATACCATTGTAAAATTGTAAACTACTTTTGATTTCTACCTCGCTTGGGCTAACGCCCGATATAGCGTCACATGCATAAAATACAACTTTGTGAAGTTTGTCTAAGTTAATATTTTCGGTTGACCCATTTCTTTTTATTACTTGAATATTACTCATTTATGTTTTCCTTTATAAAATATACAAGGACACTATAAGACGTTATAGTGTAATTTTTAACTTATATTTCTTTGATGTTTTTTCTAAATATAATTTGATCTTCTGATCCTGAAAAAATACTTATCGCGTTCTGCTCGAAGTTAAGTAAGTATTTTTTGTTTATTAGCGCACACAGCCTCTCTATAGATTTTTCTTTGTTAATCAGATAAACAAGTTCGCATTCTATATCTGGATTAGCATAATGCATTGTATATGCCATACCCAATGCTATGCTATGTTCACAATAATCGTTACAATTAATCATTTCCCAAGGAGTCGGCCATGTAGATGTGTCTAATGGATCTATAGTAATATTTGCAAGTGGCGCCGATTGCCACCACTTGACAATTTTTAGACAAGCAACTGCTATGTCACAGGTATTAAGATTTTGTCTAAACTCCCTCCAACGAGAAAGTCTGGTGTCCGGAGATTCGAACCACACGTTGTTAATTACTGACTGTTCCAAAGCTGATACGTAAATTTAAATTTTGCTGCAGCACTATCATTGTCTGTGTATAATAGTTTCATTAAATTAGGAGTTGAAATATCTAAACTAAACACAATATCTACAGCAGATGTTTGTGTGTAGGTATCGTCAATTGCAGTAGTGCTGGAAGATACATCGGTCACAAAACGAAGTTGTCCTACACGCACACCATTGGTGGTGTTCAAGGTATAGTCCATAATCACAGTATCGTATTGTGTTGTGTTTACTTGAAAACCAGTAGGCGCATTTGATCCTCCGGCAGACAAAGTATATTCAGTCACCGACGAACTGCTTTGTTTTATGATGTCGATTTCGCTCAAATACTTATAGGTAATTACTGCACCGTTAGAAGGCGGTGATGTAAACGTTAGTGATGTAGTAGTAACACTATAATTTGCAGGATTAACTTCGGTTCCGTTGATAAACACTTTTAACAGAATAGGGTTTATTACATCAGCACTAATTGTAAATGTTGTAGTAACACCATTTCCTGTGCCGGCGGTTTGCAAGTCGTTACCGATAAACAAGCGCCGCTGATCTTTTGCATACCCCAATTCTGCAGCATCTAGTACAGGTAGATCTGCAAAATTACCGCTGCGCAATTTAATTTTACTAAGTCTAGTGTCAGCCATTTTTTTTTCCTCGATAACATATTTAGTTTAATTTGTAGAACTCGGCAACTCTATTAGCCCATTGTTCTTCCCAAAATTTAAATTCTTCTGGGCCCACTTCAAATAACTGAAACTCACACTCTCGACTGCACATAAAAATAGCA